GCTGGGAGAAATCACACAAGGGTTGTGGTTCCATTCATTCAATCACCCCCCTATAAAGGGGGGGTGCTGATATAAATAGCCAGCCTCACGCATTGATTCATACAAGCAAGCCCTTAAGGGAGCCGCGAGATGATGGAAAGTTTCCCGCACCCCACTGAATACGCACGGCAGGTCATTTCTGGAAAGGAGAAGGTGAACGGAAACGTCCTTCTGGCTTGCCGGCGACATATCCATGACCTGGACCGAGAAGACATCTATTTCGACGAACAGGAGTTTGACGACCTTCGGGATTTCGTTGCCCAGCTAGTTGTGGCCGACGGCCACCAGCTCACGGGTCAGCCAATTAAGATCCTGCCCTGGCAGTCGTTCTTCATGGCCTCGGTACTTTGCTGGAAATTTAAGGAGACCGGCGGCATTCGCTACAAGCAGTCGTGGGTCGAGATCGCCCGCGGTGCCGGAAAATCGACCTTGCTCGGGGTCATGCTGCTTTGGGTTTCGGTTCGCTACGAGGGTTCGGAATCGGTCTGCCTGGCCAACAAAGTGGATCAGGCCCGCCAGGCGTTTGAAGCCGCCGGCAAGATTGCAGTCCGATCTTTTGGCGATTGGAGGTCTGAAGACGAGGAAGAGAAACGAAATGCAATGTTTGAATGCACCATGAGGGAGATCCGGTGCCGAGGTTCCAAGAGCAGATTCCGGCCTATGGCCTCGAAAACCTCGACTTTGGACGGTTTGAAGTGCGTTTTTTACGCTTGCGACGAGACCGCCGAGGCGACTGAGGACTACCTCCAGAAGATCATTTCGGCCCTTCCGAAGCTCCAAACCAGCTTTATGGTGTCCGTAACGACCCCTGGCTCGGTTCAAGCCGGGCTCGATTCGCATTACTACCACCGCCGTCGCGTGGCGGATGAAGCAATCAAAGAGGAGAATTGGGACAAGCTGGACGTGTTTGTGCTTTTTTACGGCATCGACGAGAGCGATAGCTATCGAGATGAGTCCTGCTGGGCCAAAGCTCAGCCCTCGCTTGGTCACGTCATCGCCTATTCGGACTATCGCCGGCTACTCCGGGAGTATGAGGCCCAGGACGCGATCCATAACTGGATTCGCTACCAGATGTGTGCCTATACGACCGAGGGGCTCACTTGGCTTCAGGTCTCGGACTGGCGAACAGCCTATTCCGACCCCGTAATGCCGTCTCCAGGCACTCCGATCTATGCTGCGGTTGACTTCTCAAAGGCCTGGGATATCACCAGCCTCTGTTTCGGATTTTGGAACGATGGCAAATTCCACGTTCGATGGCACCACTGGATCGTTCGGGACGCGCATATTCACAGCGTGAAGCGGCATTATCAGAATTTCGTCGAGAACTGGGCAGAAAAAGAAAATGTGACGCTTTGTTCTACGAAGATTCAATACGAGCTAGTTAGACAAAAAATCGAAGAGCTTAAGGCCCTCGGAGACCTGCGAAGGGTCGGATATGACGCCCTGGGAGGCATGAAAAGCGAGGTTCAGGCATGGGGAGACCTCGAAGACAGCTACAACCCGGCGACCGATCTTCCTATGTGGAGCTTGCCCCAAACCATTGTTTCGATGGGGCCGGCGACATATCAGCTTGAATCATTTCTTAGAAATGAAAATTTGGCCCTTGAAGATGATACAATCGTCGAGTATGCCTTAGCAGGAGTTCAATTGCAGGAATCGGTCAACGGAGACCGTCGCCCTTGCAAAGCCAAGTCCACTAACATCATCGACCCAATAGTGGCCTGTGTAATGTTATTTGCGGTGCTAATTCGTGAGGGGGCGGAAAGGCCCGGCGCGTATTCTGACCCTCGGAACATTGCATGCTAAGAACCATCGCAACAGAAATTCGCCGCCGGTTTAAGCACACCAAATTTGGTGGGTCTACTGGTGTCCTTCCCGACACTTGGTTCAATTGGGAACGGCCAACCACTTCTGGCGACATTGCCAACGACCCGTATCTTGCACTGACATCTTGCCCGCTTCAGAGAGCGGTCAATTTGCTTGCCGGCGACATTGCTCGCCTTCCGGTGAAGTGCAAGGAATACACCGATGATCGATGGGAAGACTGCGAAGACTATCCAGTCCTAGACATGGTCCTGAACGACCGTGCCAACGAGTACTTCACATCGAACGAGTGGTTCCGATGGATGTCTAGCTCGGCCTTGATCTACGGGAACTCGTTCTCGGTCATCTCCAGGGTCAACGGCGAGATCAAAGAACTCATTCCGGTCCGACCTTGGGATGTCCAGCTCCTTCCCGACACCACTCGCGGCGGCTGGTACTACCGATCGAGTGAATACGGCGAGATTGCACCGGCGGATATCTTGCATTTCCGGATGCCGGCGTTTCAACGAATGCTATGGGGTGAATCCCCCGTCATCCTCGGTCGACGAGCCCTAGAGCTTGGTTTCGCCCAAGAAGGCGCCGGCATGTCGGCGTTTAAGATGCCAGGTCTTGGCAAGATCGCAATCACGACCAAGGAAACGGTCGGCGGCGACTCGATCCGAGCAATGCAGGACGCATTCCGACACACGCACTCCGGACCCGAAGGCATGCTTCGGCCGATTGTGGTGCAGAACGAAAGCGACGTGAAGCAGGTCGGACAGTCACTGACTGACCAGGACTGGATCGCCGCTAGGCGGTTTTCAATTACTCAGGTTTCGCAGTTGTACGGGGTTCCGCCCCAGTACCTCTACAACCTGGAGAATTCGACCCAAGAGCAGACCGCCGAGATGTCGAGAGCTTATATCGACACTTGCCTTGGCTCTTACTTGTCGAATTTCAGCGGCGAGATGGGAATGAAGCTCTTGCCCTCGGATGAGAGCCGTCGATACCGAATCACGTTCGACACGGCGCCGCTGATTCGCGGCACGTTTAGTGAGCAGGTCAACGCGATCCAGACTGCAATTCAGACTGGCATCATGACCCGCAACGAAGGCCGAGCCATGATGGGATACCCCCCGATCGAGGGTGGGGATGAAGTCTTGATCGGCCCCAACATGCTTCCCGTACAACAGAATCAGGAGATGGCTAATGCTGGAGCATCGGATGATGCAGGCGACAGTCCGTCCGAACAGCCGGACGATTGAAGGGATCGCCGTCCCATACAACAGCCTCTCGGTCACGCTTCGTGATCGTCCACGCCCCTACAAGGAGCGGATGGATCCTGGAGCGATGAACTGGGACGATTCCGTTGTGGCTTTGGTTCAACATGACCAGCAGTCGGTTCCCCTTGCAAGAGTGGGCGCCGGCACCATGCGTGTCTCAAACGCAGCCGAAGGTCTCAGATTCGAGATCGACCTTCCCGAAAATCGCACCGACATCATCGAAGCCCTTGAACGTGGCGACCTCGATGGTTCGGTCAGCGTTGGATTTGTATGCCAGGATGATTCCTGGCGTCACAGTCGTGGAGCCCCTTCCGTGCGAACGGTTCGCTCGGCAATGCTGCACGAAATTTCGGTCGTCTCGCGTGGGGCATACGCTTCCGCTCGTGGCGCACTCAAGGAGTCCTCATAATGAGCGACGACATTCGGAGTCTCCGCGAGCAGCGGGACGAACTGGCAGGCAAGATGAACGAAGTCTTGCTTCGCAACGACAGTATCGAGGACGTTGAGTCCATCGAGCTTCTCGAAAAGGGCGAGGCTCGTCTCGCCGAGATCGACACCCAGATCCGTGCCACCGAAGCCAGGACCAAGGCCGAGGCAGCGGTGAAGAAGCCCAGCTTCGGATTCACCCCGTCGGCGGGATCGCCGGCGCGTGAGGATCGAACCTACCGCTTTGAGATCAACGGCAGCGATGTCAAGATCCTTGGTGGCGATCCCAACTACCGAGTCAACCCGCTCGGCGGTGGTTCGGACGGATCGGATGCGACGTTTACCGCAACGAATGGCACTGGCCCGGTCGCCGGTGCAAGCATTCCGGTTGACCTGCTTGCGCAGATGATCCGGAAGCTGCCTGCTCTTGCGGTTCTTCGCCAGAACTTCCAGGTGCGAACCTACAGCAACGATGTCGAACTCCAGCGTGTGAACGCTCGAATCGACATGCAGACCGACGCATACGTCGATGAAAGCGGTGCATACAACGAGAAGATCGGTTCTTTCGAGCGTATTCGCGTTCGGAACTTCAAGAGTGCCGCACGTTCCAACGTCACCGAAGAGTTCCTTCGAGACGCTCGGGGCAACGCCGTTCAGGAAATGCTTCTCCAGCACGCGGAAGAGCATGGCCTTCTCTGGGATAGTTCCTACGCAACGGGCGTTGGCGAAGACCTGGCTCCTGAGCCGGTGTTCTTGACTCCTGCCGCCTGGTCTGCCGCGTACAACACGGCGGCCAGTGCCAGCACTACCGCTGCCGACGCACCCCATG